AAGTTCAGTTACACCCTGCATCGTAGGAACAACGGTTGCCGTCGGATCAAGTGCCTCGATCAGACCAACGTCACTTGGCATACGCTTGCGAACTATTGAACGATCACCAAACGAGTACATCGGACAAACAGGAACCATACCTGCTGCCCAACGTGTATCGATAAGATCTGTTGCCGCCTGAACAAGACGCTTCTCCCAAGGTTTTATATTTTCATCGTTATCCATCATGTAGTATCTCTCGATATAACATTTCCTTGCGGCCTCTGGATTTACCTGCCTAATTCTTTCAAGCGCAGCCTCGATGTCCGCGCGACTAAAGTATGTTGCGCCTTCGTCACCGCGATGTTCGGTTCCAACTAAAAGATGCTTGTATAACATCTGTGGTTTACGAATTAACGCGCGTGCTCCATTAAATACAGTGTTAAACTGCCAATCATCAAAGAATCCTACGCAGGGAATACCAGATGACAGTGCATATAAAGCACCCATCGCACCTTGGCGTCCGTTAAGTGAATTTAGAGGAGCAAGATTGATCCATAGAACGTCATATGAGGACAGATCCTCACCAGGTGTGATCTTACGCCAGTCAACGTCATGACCTGACTCACGTAACGCCTGAGCAATAGAAGCAGGCACATCAATCTTTTGAATCGTACGTTTTTCCGTGTTGATCTGCAACGCGGTAAAACCACTCATCAGTACTTTCATAATCCACTACCTTTCGTCTAAGTAGATTTGGAATGTCACCTAGACTATATCAGAATAGGTGACAAACCAGACTTACTTAGATTAGAACGGAGATGCTGGTGGTGCTGCTGCTACAGGTGGCGCAACTGCAACTGCAGGAGCAGGTGCTGGTGCAGGTGCCGGAGCAGCCGCAGGTGCTGGTGCAGACGCTGCTGCAGTTACACCTGGGTAGTATTGCTTGATCTCATTTTTCTTCTGGCCTTGCCAGGTTCTAGATGAGACCTGTGCACGGAATGCACGACCACGAATTGCCTGCTCGATCTGAGCGTTTGATGGGTTGGTTGAGAAAAACTCACGACCAAGTCCAAGTGCGTGCATCTTACGGAAGAACATTCCGAGAGCTGCGCTGTTATCTGGAGTTACAACAAGGTTATCCCAAACTAAGCGCTTTGCATGTGCGCCGTTTTGTACCTGTGCCTTTATGGCAAACATTGTCTTTCCAGACTGTGATACCTTTGCTGTGGCTTCAACTACAACAAGGTCGTAGTCGCCATCCGGTAGTGGATCATATCCTGCCGATACTTCACCGGCGTCTTTTACTAAATCGCCCCAATTAAGTGTACTCATTGTTGGCTATTTTCCTTTCGCTGTAGTTGTTGCATTTGTTTTTTCACCAAACACCATATCCAACATGCGTTCAATTCCAAGGTTTTCTTGTTCAACTATCTTTCCAAGTCTTCCTTGTACTCGTTCTCCTGCCTCGTATTCGTTTGTACGTTCTACGTACATACGACGAACCTTATATGGAGGTTGCAGTGGATCTGGGTTTGGCATTGTCTCGACAGTGACCGCGCCGAGAATATCATAGAAGTATGGCGCTTGAATTGCAAGTTGTCCCTGTAGGTACGGACGTGAACGACCGTCTGTTCCAGGACGTGCCATTGCTGTTAACACAACTGCCTCTAGCGGTTGCGTTGGGTGCATTGTAAGATCACGTAGATCACGTAATAGAGCTCCCATGTGACGTAATAACTCGCCCCATTGTTGCATTTTCATCTGTTCGGTTCCTGCGATTGAGTCCATACACTTTACCTGAAGCTCAGATATTGAGTCAATGATAAGTGATTTGAACTGGTGTTTTCCAGTTTGTAGCCACTGGAATGTTTTAAGAACTACATCGTAGTCACGAACGTTAACTACAACTGTGTCCCAGGTGCCATCGGCAACTGGTGGTTCTTCTCTAAGTGGGTCCCAGTACTTTACGGTTATAGGTAGGAATCGATGCCCACCTTCAACGTCAAGCATGAGACGTGGATACGGTGCGGTAACGGCAAAGGTTGATTTTCCAACCTTTGATTCACCGTAAACCATGATAGTCAACGAACGTTGTACGTCAGACATCACTGTTTCCTTTCATCTCTTTAGTAAGTTGGCGTAGCATTAGTCTGCACTGCCTTTCTTTTCTTCTTCTACTCCGTAGTATGCGTACGGATTAGAAACCTCAAATGCGTCCTCAATTGCAGCCTCAGCCGCACTGCCATCGTCAAACATCGGACAGATGGTGAAGAACTGGCACTTCCACTTGCAGTCGCGTGAAGGACGAGGATACGCAACAAAGCGATGATCTCCTCCCTCATCAAGTGCCTTACGTGTATTTAACATGTCACTAAGTGTTCCATGAATTCTTTGCCAAAATGATCTAAGTGCAAATACGTTGTGTCGTACCTCAAGTTGCTCGTAGAACGGCGGACGTGCGTTGGCAGATCTCTTTACCTTCTTAAGCATCGTAAAGATTCCACCTTCTGATCGTTCACCCTCCTTGTTCTGCGCTGTCTCTAACATCATGTAAGTAAGGATCTGCTCGTTCATGTGTGCCATGCTTGAGAAGTCTGTAAATGATCCACCGACGGTCTTAAAGTCACGAAACATACGCACACCGTCAGCCTTGCGACGAACACGCATATCGATCTTTCCCTGTAACACCACGCTGTTATCAAGTAATGGCATTGAGATAATTTCCTCGGTAGATATCATCTCTAGCTCTGCGTCAATTCCATTTTCCTCAACCCACTGTAGGTAACCCTCAAGCATGATGCGTCCAAGCTCAGCCTCTGACTCAAGATCATAGGTGTCTCTATAACTTTCAACAAGAATTTTCTTGTCGATGTCAATTAACTGCGAGTGTGCCTCAAGTAAAGGTATATCCTTTGAGTAGTACATGTCCAACGCCTCGTGAATACGAGATCCAAGCGCAAGTGCTCCTGTCATCTGCTTTGACTTTGGCTGTAGGCGTCTGTAGTAACTTAACCACCACTTGCGACGGCAGTCCTTGTATGTCTGTACCTCAGAGTTTGAGATATGTATTGGCTCGGTCATAGGTTTCCTGCCTTATCGTCCTTTAGTAGTGTAAGTAACTTATCCTTGTCTCGAACTATCTGTTCAAAGTTATCAGCCTTTGTCTCAAGTACCTGGATAACACGTTCCTCGATAGTTCCCTCTGTTACATAGTCTGTAACAATGATCGAGTCATGAATCTCAGATCCGATACGGTGAACACGGTCAAGTGCCTGTCGGTGATCTACAAGTGACCAAGGTCTTTGTAACATGATTAAACGTCTTGCCGCAGTTAAGGTAATTCCAACTCCACCAGCCTGTGCGGTAAATAGGATCCACTTAATCTTACCTGCCTGAAAGTCATCAACCGCCTGTTGACGTTCATCCTCGTTTTGTGCGCCTGTTATAAGTCCGTGCTCGATCTTTTCCTTAGTAAGCGCCGCACTTAAAAGATAGATAAGTTGGCGTGATACCGCACACACAGCCACTGAGTCATTTCCAAAGTCACCACTTTTTATGTCGTCCATAAGCGCATCAACCTTACACGAAGGATCGGCAAGTACAGCCTTTATCTCGCCTGTCTCTTCGTTTGCCGCAATCTCGGCGTATGAACTTGCAAACTGTAGAAGTCTTATCGTCTGTGTAAGTACGCTAGGCGCGGTAAGTGCCTCGCCACCCTCTAACTCTGCGATCATCATGTCACGCATCTGGTCATAAGCCTTCTTCTGCTTAGTGCTCATCTCAACGTCACGACGTTCAAACATCATCTCAGGTAACCATGGAAGTACCTTTGCCTTTAACATACGTCTCATTCTCGGATTTAACGCGGCATAGAACTCCGGTTCCATGTGAGGCTTTATACCTAGAACCATCATTCCACCAAACGCATTTATCATAGTGTTAACCATGCGGTCGATCCAGCGTGTCTTGCTTGGCCACTCCTCAGGACTTATCCAGTGAAGAATTGACCATAGATCTAATACGTTGTTTGCGATCGGAGTTCCAGTAAGTGCGTATCTAATATCAGCGTCACCTGTTGCAGCCCATAGCGCACGAGTACCCTTAGACTTAGGTTCCTTACTTCTGTGAATTTCATCTGCAACTACTGCCTTAAAATCAATTTGATTTAGCTCTCTCTTGTGAACCTCGCAACGATTTTCCGTTACCTTGTCATCGTGGCCTCCGCACTCTGTGCAGCGGGCAAGTGCAACTGATCCGTATGGCGCAAGTCGTGAGTGTCCTCTTAGTGATTCCCAGTTGATGATGAATATCTGCGCAGGTTCACCAAATTGCTTGCGTCGTTGGGTTGCTGATCCCTTAATTATCTGTATATCTAGTCCAGGCCACCACTTGTCAAACTCGCGCTTCCAGTTTTTCTTAAGCGTGTTTGGACAGACGATCAACGCCGGAAATACCGGAGTTCCTGAGTCCTGTAGTTGCTTTAGCGCACGTATCGCCTGGGCTGTTTTTCCAAGACCTGGCTCGTCGGCAAGAAGGGCACGTTTTGCCGTTGCCAAAAACTTTACACCTGCTCTTTGGTGTGGGAATAGGTCCTCATTTGAGGGGTCCTCAAGGGTCTCTAGGTCACGTAACTCGTTGGCTGGGGTAATTCTATTGGCAAGCTCGTTACCTGCCCAATCGGTTAACCTAGGGCCAATGACAAGGTCATTCTTAAACGTAGACCGTAGCGCGAGGCACGTTGCCCAGCTCGCAGGGACGCTCCAAACCATCGCTGTAGAGTCCCACTTTGCACCTGGGATACTCTTACAAAGTTCCTTTAAGCGCCACTCTGCATTGATAACTACATGCTTGTTGTTTTCGCTTAACTCTACGCTAACTGGCAACTGAGCGATCCTTTCGTCGTTATGTATACATACTAACAGGAAACTGCAGAAAAGTAATTAAATTCTGACCTAGTAAGTGGTTTTTTTTATTGGAGCAGGCGCATTGGCTTCCATCCTGTCTTTACAAACCTTAAAAGACCGTGTCTTATCGCGTCTAGGGCGTGACCCTCACCTCCGCGGTACCAATATTCCAGTTTCTTAAGCTTATCGTTGGCAAACATACCCTTTGCGTCGGAGGGTGACTGGAAGATTATCGACTCAGGATCAATATCATTATCCAGCATGATTTGGCGCAATATCCCGATCTGCTCCAGCGAGTAGGGCGCCTGCGAGTTCTTGACGGTCTGCATGTTTATGGTAAATCTTTCACAGACTATCTCAAGGGTTGCCTTTTTATCCCTCGAGTATGTGATCGCATCACGTATAGGCTTAGCGTAGTCTCTCATCTGATATTCACCTGATGAAAGTAGTATAGGCTCGCCTCCGTCGTACTCAAACAATGCTACACCACTTGCCTTACCTGGATCTACTGATAAAACTATCCTCATCTGTATTTTACTCCCCAGTTTTCTAGTGGTCCGTCAATTCCAGCGGTAAGTGGAACTGCCCAGCCTTCGGTAGTGGTCATACATTGTTTAACTATGCGCTTAATTTCCTCGGCGTCCTTGCGCGGTGCGTTAAGAACAATTTCATCGTGCACCGGAACGATTAGAAGCTCGGTTAGATCTGCCTGGTCAAGTTTAATTAAATTAGACTTAAATACCTCGGCCGCACCTCCTTGTATAAGGTAATTCAAAAGTGAATAAACTCTATCCTCGTCACAGGGAAGCCTACGACCTGTCCACGTGTAGACGTAGCCTTGTCCTTCTGCACG